ATCTCTGGCATCCATTAAAAAAGTTGTGCTGATAATATTGAACCCATGCCAACAACAAGGATTCCTAGACCAGCTTTTAATTGTATATTGACTGATCTTATTTCATGCTTCAGATCAGCAGTTTCGTTGAAGATGGTTTTCCATCTTTCCTCGCACATTTTCTCATGTGATTTGAGATCGGTATGAACAGAAGCAACTGTTGGTTTATTCGCCATCTTCTTGATCTATAGATTCTGATCTAAGAGAATCTAAAAGTGCTTTTGATTTAAGATTTGATAGTTCCATCTTATCTCTGAATTCAGTTGCTAAAGGTTGCAATTGATTGACTCTGGCATTGAGTTCAGCAAGTTCTTCTAAAATCCTAGTCTGTTCTTCAGACATTTCGTCTTTGTAAAAAACTTCCTTAGTGCCATCATCTTTTGTTACTTCTAATTTTTGTCGATCTTCTGACATATTACTTATCCTATAGTTTTAGTGACAGATGTAGGTGTAATCTTTGCAGCTATGTTAGCATCAAGACCTGCTTTCATTGCAGTAACTTTATCAGCTCCTAAAGCTCCTTCAACCCAACCTTGCACATCGGTTGCTGTTAAGTCTGCAAAAGCTTTAAAGCTTGATAAGTCTGAAGTGTCTACTGATTGACTACCGTAAACTTCCGATGTGATATTGACTTCTACTCCATCAATAGTTTCTTTATTAGTGTCATCAGTAGCTGTTAATCTCCAGTGAACATTGTGTACTACATCGGACTTAGAATCCTTTGTAGGGTAAGTGTCAACAGTACCTACATTCCATTCATATGATATTGCCATTTTATTCTCCTTTTAGAGCGTTAATTTCAGATTGTAAAGATTCAATCTGTGTTTGTTGTTCTTGCATACCTTTTATAAGAGGTGTTACAAGTTTAGAATAATCTACTGAATACCACTCTCCTTTTAGTTCTGGCTCTGAAACAGCGTCAGGAAAAACTTTTTCTACCTCTTGTGCTATAAGTCCATCTTGTATCTTACCGTCACTTTTCCATTCAAAGTTTACAGGATTCAAAGCATTTACAACTTCAAGACCTTTAGCCTCTCCTAAAACATTTTTTAATCTTGCGTCTGACGATGTGTTATAGACTGTAGCTGAACCATTAGTGTTAATTCCACCAACAAAACCATTATCATTTATAAAAGCAACTAAAGTAGAATTACCTGTACCAGCAACATGACAGTTAAGACAATGCTGACTTGCTCTGGTAATTTCCAATCTTCCATCGGCAACGCCTGAGTCTGCTGTAGCTGTTTGATTCAAAAATACATTACCAGAAGAATTAATACGCATTCTTTCAGTACCAGCAGTCTGAAAAATCATATCATTGCCTACAGCACCTAATCTTATATCTTGTGAAGTTCCTGATGCTTTAAAAGTCATCAAAGTAAAAGCATTACTAGATTTATGCATTAAACCTAATGAAGTTCCAGCACCGCTATCAATAGCCATTTTATGTGAGTCAAGGCTAGTAGTTCCTACTCCAACACCAGAAGAATCAATACGCATTCTTTCTACTCCAGCAGCACCGCCTGTAGAAGTAAAAAATTGTATAAATCCACTTTCTGAACCAGCAGTTGTACTAGAATTAGCAAACCCCATATATGAATTAATAATAAATTTTGAAGATGCGTTTTGTGTTGCTCCACCTACTAAAGCCAATCCTGTGCCAGAACCTACAGCGACTTTTGTTGCCGTGTTATTTGCTCCTGAAAATTGATTGCTCCAAAATTGTCTGACATCACCACCTGTGTTTGTGTCAAATACAGCAGCAGAAGTTTGTCTTACAAGAAAATCTTGATTTTCTGTAATACTAATTATTGGGGTTGTGCCTACAGTTGATCCTTTTCCAACAATTAGATTATCAGCAGAATCATCCAGTCCTATGTAATAATCCTGTGCATTACCATCAAAAACAATCTTTGTATCAACTGCTGCTCCATCTCCAATAGTTACAGAATCATCTGTAATCGTAAGAATAGAATTTGTACCTACTGTAGAACCTTCTCCAATGATTAACTTATCTGCTGAATCATCTAATCCTAGATAAAAGTCTTTAGCGTTTCCATCAAAAACAATAGAAGTATCTACAGCAGCACCATCTCCAATAGTTACAGTATCATCGGTAATGCTAAGAATAGGATTAGTTCCAACTGTAGAGCCTTCTCCAATAATTAATTTATCTGCTGAATCATCTAGTGCTATATAAAAATCTTTTGCATTACCATCAAAAACTATCTTTACATCTTCTTCTGCACC